ATGGAGTTAAGAAATTAATCTGTCTGATTTATATCGCATTTTAATTTCGTTCAGACAACGAATTAAAATTATTTTAAATAATTTGTTTTGAAGATATTTGGTATTACCAGTACCAAACTTCAATACTACCTGTGAAGGATCGGAGATAGCCCAATCGTATCAAAATTTATCCTAGAAGGGGTCAAGATTTTTCAATCTCGACAAGATCATGTAGCACGTGTACATGTCTCAAGACTATATAAAGTTAAGGCCTAGACCTCATACAATATGTTAGCGTACCGCAGGTATAAATTAGGACCGTGCATTGTATTTTCTCGAGGTAGTATTTACGCCCGTTTAATGTTCCAGAGTTTGGACCCCTGGCAGACGCTCCCGAAGACGGCGGATTTGGAAAACGCACTATTTAAAATAATCCAATACGATATACACATAAATATTTTTGGTTAGCTTATAGCCCTGCCCAAGCAGTTATATACGTTTTCCTTCGTAATAAAAACAAATAAATAAATAAATAAAAAATAAATAAACAAATAAATAAATAAATAAAACAAAAGAAAAATAATAAAATAAAATAAAAAATAAATAAACAAAAATATAACAAATAAATATATACATAATCAAATCAAATTATAACTAGTGTGTTGGCTACAGGAGCTCCTGTACCGTAATCATCAGGTTGTGGGGATGAAATAGCTTCAAAGCTATTTGGATCTAAATAACTATAGGTTGTTAATTGTGGGACATTGAACAAAGTACCAAATCGAGCATCATCGGAAATCGAAAAGAAAATATCTAACCTGTTATCGAAATTGTACACAATATAAATATCACCTAAATCTATAATTTCTGAATATACAAGCTCATTCTCCGAACGACCTCCTAGTGTGGATATCACACTAAGAAATCTAGAAGAATAAGGAACTGAAAATTCAGCTGTAAAATTCATGCCATTAACGAAGTGTATCGGTAATCTGGTACAATAAGGTAACTGATATTGTGTTCTAGCATTTCGAGTTAGAGCGTTCTCTTTTTCCATAAATACTTGATTTTTGATAGTCTCAGTTAGATCCACAGGTGTGCTTCCTTTTCTGTAAACGGGTGGTTGGTAGAATACAGAAAAGTTGCCTGCTCTCAATCTATTATCAATAGTATTGGGTACAATCTTGAAATTGAACCCACCTTTGAACTGTCTATACATGGACTGAATATGGGTGAAGATACCCAGTGGCATGTTTTGTGAAGAGGTAGGATCGACTTTGGCGTTATTTGCAGAACGACCGAATAAAGTACTCAAAGGAATACGAAATACGTTCATTTGGTTAGCAAGTGTCACCGGTGGTAAATTTATTGATTCGTACATCTGATACTTCTTTAGTAACTCACGCGTTCCAGGTACATATACCTGTGCTGTTGGCATGCGTGGTTGAGTAGCTTCAGATTTCGATATCAAGTTTTCCTCATCGATAGTATCTACTTCACTAACAGGTGTTATGACAGGTTGAGAAGCTGATTGACCCCGTACTTTTATTCTGGATGCATTAGGTAATTCTATGACTTCTATGTCTTCAGAATCACTTGTTTCTCTTACGTAAACTTTCTTTTTCTTCTTAATGGTAGAAGAAAGTTGGAGTGGCATAAGAGGTAACAAATTTTTCGAAGCGGTTAAAGTAGTAAAATTAAACGTTTTGCTTCCTGCTATAAAAGTATTTATGGTGATATTGGTAGGAGCACCCGTGGTAGCGACAAGTGGATTCAAGACGGCAATGTTGACCATACCCATAGTATCGTACTTAGAAGGTACATTACTAGAGGGAACGTGCAACATTGGAGAGCCAGCTATATAGTCTACAGTGATATCAATAACGTTGGAACCTTGGTTAATTTCAATCACTTGACCGTATTGCGAGGCAACCCTGTCTAATAATCCAGATGCTTCTGGCTCAAATTCTCCATAATTAAGCCCTACCATTAGTTTGCAAGTTTGCATCATTGTGCTTACTATCTGGAAGCGGTAAGTTAAAGCTCCATTCCAAAATTCAAAAAGGGTGGCCAAATATTGAATTAGTGGAACTTTAGCTGTGCCTGCATTCTCAATGCGATTCGGGCATGGATTCATTGGGAATGAGGCAACTACTTCTCCTATAGCATTATTGGTATCAACAGTGAAAGAACCTAAGTAAGAAAATTTAGTGTACAAATAATCATAACTCATTTCATCACATGTCGTAGCAAATGTGTCTTGCGTCACTGGTGTAGTGGCAGATGGGTTAATCGTGAGTTTATCAATATATTCAGCTCCTGTGTGGAAATTCATATACTGAGTGGAAACTACTTTGAGAGGTTCCTGCATCTTTGACACTACGGGATTGTCTAAGCCAAACAAACCGACAGACATATCTATCACATCTCCAATAACATTATCAGGTAGTACTTTATTTACAATACTAGAGACTAATGCTTCTGAAGATGGTCTAGGTGTACCTATGGGTTGTGATTGACCTCGAGCTTTAACTCGATATCGACTTGTGACAGATGCCATTCTCGGAACTTTGAATTTGTTGTCTTCAAAGTGGGTGAAAACCGATATGGCAATGTTGTCACTAGACGAAGTGGACAATTGTATAGGGTTGAAAACAATGTAATATAAGTACCCAAGCGTGTTTTCTTGTGAGACTAGATCTGTGTTCTGTATGTTGAGATTGCTATAAGGTGAATTAAACTTAATTATCATATCTGCCGACGTGTTTGTGTTCGGAAATAAATAATTAGTTTGATTTATAGACAGAGCAGAGAAATTGGGTACAAGTGTTGATTCTATAGCTCTTTCTGCCGTCAAAGGTATAAAAACAACTGCTACACATCCTTGAACAGTAGGTGAGGCGGTCATCTGACTGTGGATATGTACATCTCCGCTCCAGAATATAAAGTTATCAAATGGTGCGGAGGAAGCACTGTTTGAGTCTATCAAATCGTGTGGGACACGAAATTTAGCTAAAACAGTGTGTGAGGGGGATGTTGATGGTACTGGGAACGATTCTACAAATTTAAATCTCTGCATTATGTCATCTATAGTCCAGGCTTTTTCCTGAACTACATTGTCAGATTCTTGATGGTTGGCATTAGAACCTGGTTTAGTTGAGACCGATGTTGTTGGTCTCTGATTTAATTGTATACCTCGTTGAGTACGGGTGTTGAAATCAACATTTAGTGAATTGGTGGTGGTGGTGTGTTTGTCTTGTTGCGCTGTGTTAGTTTGGTTGTGATTCATAGTTGTATCGGTACAGTTTAACGTCTTGTAGGACGTAATGTCTCATAAATGAGACATTATGATGTGGTGGTGTGAATGAATCTTATGTCAGTTCTAACAAATCAGCATACGTATTATTCTCGTATGACTCGATCAAATATTTTTCTGGTAGAGGTGAAAATCGCAGATTGTTGTTACTACAAGCTTTTATTAACAAATCCATGTTGGTTTTGTAATAATCGCCTGGGTGTAAAAACATTTCTCTTTGAAAATTGTACATCTTATCAGTAATCAATTCGACCGAACGAGCATTATCCGTAACATAATTCATAGTCCCCTCAAGAGACTTCACACTCAATGGAGCCACAATTGATTTGAACTTAGGATTGTAATAGAAAGATCTTTTAAGGAAAGTACATTGTTCCAACGGTTTAAATTGGTTGTACTCATCCCATTCCACACCTTTCTCTGCTGGTGTAAAGTCCAATCCTAATGTTTTCATAACATTTGAAAAAGCCAATGGGTTATAGAAGTGTTTGATGTTATCTCCTATATATCCTATTATGTCGTCGCCATAAAAGAATAAATTGGTTTCTCTCAAATAGATATGCATATCAACATATGGGCTCGGTGCGACCATCCGGAAAATGTAAGCTGTGTACATTTTGTTTATGCAAGAATTGTAAAAAGCAGTCATCGCTGTGCCTGAAGGCAATCCATGTGTAGTTATAAATTTCTTGTTCTTACTTATAACTGGTGTGCTTATAATACATTCTAGCATTTGTGACAATATGCGTCGCAGATCTGATTCATCGTAATTTGTGTCAAAAATAGCATTGTATTTTCGAACGTCGAATTTGACTTTGGTGTAAAGCCATTTATTCAACCTTCGTTGAAATACAGGATGCATATTCTTATCATAATTGGCGTAATCCCCATCAAAGACTAATTTGCCTGTACTCGTTAAAGTACGAGCAAATTTGTCCCATTGCCTACTCAAAGGATTCAAACCAATCATTATGCCATTCTCATTACGATGTTCCATCACATATGACATCAGATTACCAAAGAAGAATCTAAATAAGATAGTACTCAATAGATGGTAATTCGTAAAAATACGAATCTTCTTAGGCATCGAATCAGGATCAGTGGGATCTACAACGTCTTTCAATTCATCCTTTGATACTACAGTGGCAGCATCATCAAAATTGTATTCGTTGTTTGCAATCTTGTCAGTGTATTGCTTGAGTTCCTGTTTGAGGAGAGGTGTAAATGAACTATTTTCATAATCCAAATATGCATGTTTATCACTCAATTTAACGCTATGTCCGGTTGAAGTGCTCGGGTTAATTTTCTTCAATATATTGTTTCCATTGACAATTTCAGCTTCGCTGAAATTATCAAATTCATCACAAGAAACATGATCTAAAACTTTTTCTGCAAATTCTACAGCCTCGAGGTTAACAGTCTTAACTGGTAACATCATGGCTTCTGTCAAAGTTTTATAATCTTGTTTCTCCTTGGGTAATTCCAATGCTGGCTTTCGCCATATTGGAAATACACCATATATTGGAGATTTAACATACCGAGTTCCTTCAACTCCATAGCATTTATCAGTGTTATTTACATATACACCTGAGATGTTGCGTTCTTTGAGTTCATATTCGAGGTTCACTTTGTCATTGACTGACAAAGACAAAACACCCATTATGAAATTGTAAGAACTATTACTAAGTAATTTTGCAACACCTTTAGTCTTGACTTGATCTTGCTCGTCGTAATATTCAAGTCCTGCAACATGCAAACCTAAGAGTCGTCCATCTTTGGTCAACAATAATGAACCACAAAGTCCCTCTTCTTCCATATCATACATAATATCTCTATTAGTCAATTTTCCAGTGTACTTACCATACGTATAGTCTACGTTATAAGTATACTGGCCTATTGACTCATGGAGATCAACAACAGTTAAGTCTCCCGTTGCTAAGTATAATTTGAAAGAAGTGTTATTTGTAGCCATCTTGATTTTCCTAAGATATTTAGGTGCAGTTTCAGGTAAACGAAAAATAACCCAATCTTCTATGGAATTTGAAACTAAAGTTTCAATTTCCATATAATCATAAAGTATATTTTCGCCTACATAAACTGTCACATAAATTGGCTTACTCTTGTCTGCATCATCGAACAAATGATATATCGTCAACATTTTGTCAACGGAAATCAAAGTTCGGCATTTGGCTGACTTGCTCTTGCCATTCAGATCTTGATAGTGATAAACTGTCACGCATGTGTTGTTTTGATATGGAATCAATTGCGGGACTGCGGGGGCAATATCACCATCGAGGGTTTGAAATCCCTGTGCTGTCATTTGCTTGAATGTCGTCTTGCCCTTCCTGATTGATTTGTATTCCAAATGAACATTGTCTATGATCTTTTCTTGCTCGCTTTTCTCAGCCATTTTGTAATAAATGGCGAGTCCTGCTACAGCAGCAGCAAAGGTCATAAACATAACGTAATACTTATATTTATCAAATTGTGTGATATCAATACTATTGTATGTATCTTTCATCTTATCAATTGTTATAGCCATGATGTCGTACATCTGGCCAACAATCCAGTCAATTCCTGGCATAGTGGAAAGCATCTCGTCAAATGATTTATACATATCATTGACGAGACCCTGTCCCTTAGGAAAAACTTTTCCTACATAAGATGTATTGATTTCTTTGTTAATTTGATAAATATTGTATTTACGTTGGAGTTCCTCTGAAATATGTTCATCAATCATCGACATATTGAATTGGTTGACTTGTGGGTCAACTTCAAAGCGTTTCTTGGTGGTAAAAGCTTTGATTCCTAATGTGTCATCATAAGTCTTGACTTCTATATGTCCTTTATATTCACCATTAAAAGAAACATTTTCAAAGTCGTACATGATGATTCTCCGATAGAAAGCCTCCTTATCAGCCACGCCATCATTAACTCCAAAAGAAGTGGGCATGACATTGCATGTCAATAGCATAAGTTGGGAGTTAAAGAACTTTGTGTTCTTATTGCTAAGACTTGCAGCTTCAAGAGGATACTTAGCAGACGAAACTTGATTTATAATTTCTGACCATTGTGCTTTGGATTTAGCACCCATGTCATCAACAACATAAATCTCTTCATCTTCATAAGTATCGTAGAATTTCTTATTCTCCAGTGAGGCCGAAATATTATCAGTAAATACGCGCGCTCCTGAGTTCTTGTACATTTGGACTATCCTATTCATGAGTACAGTTTTACCTGTACCCTTAGGGCCTTTAAGTACAATACACACAGGTTCGACGCGTACATCACTTTTATATTTCATAATCTTGATGCACAATCTGTCAAAAGATTCGGATGTATTCACGTAGTAAGAAGGAAAACTCTTTTTATGTTGTTTATAAGTGTCTTCTATCCTCTTCCTACGATCATTCAACTCCAAAATTCGCTTTTGATTCTCTTCTTTTATGGCGTACGTGGGTTCTTTGCTAACAATATCGAGGGTTATTTCCAATTCATGTTTAATTCTACATATACTAGAAAAAGGAAATAAATCTTCGATACTCAATAACATGTCTGTTATTGTAGCAACAATACCATCATGTTTATCATCTTCAAAAAGACTTAAAACACGTCGTGGTATTGATATAATAAACCCAAATAATTCATAAAACCAAGATGCATCATCAACTACTTTGGTAGAGGTGAATTTCGGAACTTCACGCATGAGATCTTTTATGAATCGTGGAGCTCCATATGCCAATACTGAAGAAATCAGAATGTTCTCAAAAGGTCCAGATTGTCCTTGGACTAGGGGTCTTCGTCGAAAACCCATTTGAGATGAGAAGTATGTGTGACTTTCATATGCTGAGAGTATGAGACTACTAATCCTACAAGTGAAATCAATGGGAGCTAAAGCTCGACCAGTCATAAAAGATGCAAGAGCATCAGATATGGAAGTAAACAATCTCATAAGGTGCGCACTAAGAATAGTCAACTCTCCTGCTTCTTGCAATGCGCCGCGTGTGGAACTAAATTGCCTTTGAAAATAATCCAAAATCCATTCTTTGATAAAATCAAAGACGGGTCCTGGATTACTCTCACCGCCACTACGCAGGAATAAATCAGCTCCTGTTATATACTGGTATATCCAAATCAAAGAAGTGTATAAGAAATCGATCACTAGTGTATCTTTTCTTAATTGGATCTCAGTAGTTACAACAGGAGTAACTTTATTCAAACAATAAAACAAGATAATACTCAAAGGTGTGAGATTATCTAAAACAAATAACAAATAATCAACAGTGTGTGCTCTACTTATAAAATCATTATAATTAACAAAGGTCATTTTATAAATAGCTATTAA